CCAAAGGAAGTGTTGAAGAAAGGAGATGAGACGTCAATAGAGAAGAATGAAAAATCAAAAATTCAATTACAAATTTTAAATAAATTAATATTTATGTCAAGTGTGATATCATCTTTAAATCCTCATTCATATTTTCTAACCCCCAAAAGTAAACTAGGAATTATCTGTGATGAGTACTTCAAAGTTGAATTCGGAGTCCCTGAACACCCACCTGTCAGAGATCCAGATGGCCAGCGCCTCGTTCCCGCCCGAACTCTCAAGTTTGGAAGTAACGTTGTCGCAACCTCTGTCGATATCGCGGCTCACAAGGCATGGGATTCATTTGTGTATGATGAAACTGCTCGTGATGCTGTGGACGATTTTACTCGCTCTCATTTGGTGGAGTTCAATCGTGGGGCTCGTTACTCTTTTAAGCTTTGGGTGCCTCTCGGTATATTCCTTTACCCTTGGGAATGGCGAGATTATATTACCATATCACATGATCCCGAGAATAAACTTGGAGACCTTGACAAGTATGTTCCCTTTGCTCACGATGATTATGTGCCTGGCGTATGTTCCGGAAATGAGCATAGATATTGTGCGACGCGTCTTATTCTGGGACGAGACAGTGGTTATGGGGCTGTTTTCTGCGAACATGCCTGTGCCTGTCAAGTTTATCGAGAATCTGAACGTCTTCGGACTTTCCTTCACCGCGCCAGACTCTATCCCAGTGAGATTGTGGGCGATCCAGCAAGTTTCCCCCAGCACCGAAAATGCAGTGTATGCTGTACAAGCTCTGCTGAGGGATTGCGCGGAATACCTACAACCATCCTTGGTACCCTCATGTCGAGCCTCAAGTGTTAATCCTTTCTACGTGTACATAACCCATAAGGATAATAATAGCAAATTCTTTGCACGGTTGATTCGTATGAGCAGTCAGACTCTACCAAAGCTCTTTAAAATGTACTCTCGATTTCCTGCTGAACTGGTGACGTTTACCGAAGAATTTTTTCGGTATTCTCCCGTTTTGGAAGAAGTCGATGAGCGTTATAAGAGTTTAATTAGAGATACCTGCACTATGTCGATGTCCTGTGTTCCAGATGAGTTTGAAAATTTCCTTGGGGCTGTATATGTGAAAGGATATATGTTCGTGAAATTATCTATGAAAGTGCCAGAGAATAATATTTATTTTTCTGCTTTCTTACAGTTTTTCGTTTATATATACTTGATAGCTACTAAACCTGAGTGGTATGTGAAGAGTAGCGCACTAGAATCAAAACAGAACATTACTATAACAAATGTTATGCCATCACCAAACAAGAAACCTTCCGATGAGTCTTTGGAAGCTAAGAAGAAAGGATCGCGTAAAGGCGGCAGAATTACTGACCTGTACTACGCTGAACTAAGAGAATTAGCTCAAGAAGAAAGAAGTCGTCGAGGGATGACGGATTGGTTTTTTGATGAGCAAACATTTAAAAACCTTAGGGAGAAGGCACAACTTAAGGCTGATCAACGCTACCTTGAGGAATTGGACCAGAGAGCACAGAGGGCGAAATGGGAGGTCATACGTGACGAAGATCGCCCCTCTCGGTCAGGGTTGTTTTCAGTACAGGAACCAGAGGAAGACTTTTATGAGCGAGATTTGTTTGCTGAGGAGGATTACTTTAAAGATATGCAATTCTACGAAGCCAAATCTAGGGAAAAGTCATCTGCTCCTGAGGGGATGCCTATAGAACGGTGGATCTCTTTGTTGAGTAAACAGTCGAAAATAATAAATGATCTTCAAGCTCGGTTACAGGAAGTTGGTAAAAAGACAACTCCTGTTGTTGAGATTTTAGAGAGTAAACTACCCGCGCCAATTGATGTTTTAAATCAGAAATTGGAAGTGCCGGTGGCTTCTGTTAGTTCCAAAGATGATTCTGTTCTAGTTACCCCCGCTTTGAAGGTAGGCTCTTCAAAGCGTAAGCGTAATAGAAGGAAAAAGAAGCCTGCAGTCGTAGTTCCAGTAGTGTCAGAGAGTAAGAAAGTTACTGAGAAGCCCAAGATTAGTGTAAAACCTAAGTCTTTAGTGGCGGAGTTGAAAGAGAGGATATCTTCTCCCTCTCTTCGCCCTCAGCAACCGAATGCTAAGAAGACTGAAGGGAAGCTTGAGTCAAAATTAGTAGGTTCTTCCTATATCCATCCGGATAAACATATGAAAAGTGTAATTCCGTTGTATGTGAAAAATGGAGAATCATACGATTTTACTTGTACCGGCACAGCATTAGGATCCCTTATTGTAACAAATCGTCATGGTATTAGTAACCCTAGTAGTACTCCGATTTATACTTGTAAATTTAAAGACGCAAAGTCCGAGTATTATCCGTTGAAGTTCTTCAAGGGTTCTAGATTCCATAAAGATATTGTGTATTATAGGAAACCAGATCGTGTTGCTGTTCCTTCCTGGAATTACCGTATCCCAGTAACTGGAGAATCGACCTCGTATTTTGGATTTGTAGAAAAAGTAAAAGGAACTGTCGAAGCTATAATTTCTCCTGGTACTGCACCTGCAACTCATGACGGCCAGCATTGGTCGTCTACAGAAGCAGGATGCAGTGGTGGAGCTATTGCTGCTAGTTCTGATACATTTTGTATAGGTATCCATCAGCGAGGGAAAGATGGAGGTCCTAACGGATATATTCCTCTAACTCCAGATTTAATTGCTGAGATTACTTCCGTAATTCCGGGAAACTAGATCACCTCCTGGGGATTCCCTCGATATGGGAGGTAAATCAAATCCCTTTATATTACCGGAAAGTTGTTGACTGCAAAAATACTACGCTCTTAGCTGCCATAAGGAGCCATAAGGTCTCCGAAGCTTACAAACTGATTGATGGATCTAATCTTCATTTCAAGGGTGCTTATGCAAAATTTAGGAACCCGCAGGAAGAAGGAGCTGACTCTTATTTTGAAGATGATATTGTCGTCGAAGCTCTAAGAGATTTACACTTAGATGAATCATTAACTAAATCCTATTTACCTGCTAATTTATCCAAAGAAGCAATGGTTAAAGGATTGGTGAAGTTTGGGAAACCATCTAAATGTGACTCTTATGATAAAGATTCTTTCGATCTAGCTTGTAAGTGGATGAGAATGACTTTTGGTCCTTATGTTAGGAATACTAGAATATGGTCTGTCCAGGAGTGTCTTGACCAGTTGAAGTTGGATACATCGGCAGGAGTTCTATTTAAAAAGAAATGGGACTCCAAGGCCGACGCGATCCAGGATTCGACCTTTTGGGAGATTTATCGTCGATATGAAATTGAGATGAATCTTTCAGGAGGTGTCGAGACGATTCAGGGTGGGTGCTGTAAGCTTGAGTTACGACCTAGAGAGAAAGTTGAAGCTTTAAAGACTCGTGTTTTTATGAATGCTCCTCTGCATTTTGTTCTTTTTGCCCTACAGTACTGTGGAGATTTTAATGATAAGTTTTATAAGACTTACCAACATCATCCTAGTGCTGTTGGCATGAGTAAATTTAATGGAGAGTTTTCTCAAATTGTCGAACGCTTGAAATATCCGGACCATTGTTTATCACTTGATGGATCCAATTTTGATGGATCTCTTCACTGGGATATTTTTAAAACAATAGCCCATTTTAGATTTGAGTCATATGAAAACATTGATCCTAAGATATTGCCAATTCTAGTGAATATATATCAGCAAACTTGCTATTCTAGTGTGATGATGGAAGATGGTGTCCTGGTTAAGAAACAATGTGGAAACCCTTCTGGAAGCCCAAATACAATTGTTGATAATACTCTGACAAATTTCCTCCTTTTTGCTTATGCTTACATTCGTTTGACAGGTAACAAAAGTTACAAGATGTTCAAGGAACAGGTTAGCATGAATCTCTTTGGGGATGATAATAATTTGTCATTACATCCTAAGTTAGCAGCGCAATTTACACCAGCCCAGTGGTGTTTAGCCATAAAGGAATTAGGGTTTGACTATACTAGTTCCACTGATTCTTATGTTTCTCTGTATGAGTTGGATTTTCTTAGTCACACCTTGAAAACAGAACAACTTTTTGGTATAGATACCAAAGTTCCTGTTTTAGAATTAGAGCGTTTAGTATCCTCTTTGTACTGGTCCCCTCAATCGGATCCCTTAGTGCGTTTGCAGCGAATATGTAGTTTACGCATTGAAGGTTACTATACTCCCAAGTTCCGAGAAATCGTTGAACTTGTAATTGGTAAGTACAAAAAGCGATACTCGTCTAGTTCGGAGATGATGACTGTTTTACAATTAAACTATCCTACTGAATATGAAATTGCTGTTTTATACTCAGGTTTTGAAAGTTCCGTTAGAGAGAAGGTTGAAAGGGAGTTTA